AAGATAATCAGTAGCATCTAATCCCAATGCTTTTTCTTCCAAGTCTCTTGTTCTTTTCTCTGGCGTATCAATTCCAGCAACTCTAACTCTTTCTTTCTTGTATAAGTCAAACCCAAGATCAATGGTGACATCAATAGTATCGCCGTCAACAACACGGTTAATCTCCGTCACTCGAAAGTTGTAACAACTCTTCCGACTGGGTGGCACCATTGCTCCCATAATTAAACTCCATAAGTGCTTTATTTATGGCATCTTCTGGTTGGGTCATATTCTTTTCAGCTGCTGTTCTTCTTGCATTTCTTATAAACATCTGTTCCATTTGAATGAAATGATGTGGATTCCATATGTCTATATCTCCTCTCATTTCTTCTCTTGGTAAAGTTGGTTTTGGTTTTGGTAGTGGAAAATCAGGATCAGGACAAAAAGTAGGTTCACCATCCAAACGAGGACTACAAGCTTGTGCTGGTGGAGTCACTGGTGCAGTACCACACATAGTCAAAAAGAATAGTGGTAGTATTAATAATTTATTCATCGGGATGCAAACAGAAACTGGGCTCTTCATCATACTTCCTTTCATACTCATATCCATCTACCACAACCACTGGTGCAATGACACTATGAAACTCTCTTAAATATTCTTCTCTATTCTTTGCGTATTTTCTAGTCATTATTTTATCTCCATGTCATCTAAACCTTTCACTTCTGATGGTGTAGTAATTATGGTTATTGTAGGTTCATCTTCTTTAGCCCAAATTTTTTTAATTTCTTCAGACTGTCTGTCAATATCTCTCATTGTATTTGCAACCTTAGCATCAATCCATTTTTCTTTCAACCATTCAATAAAACCTAATGCAAGGTGTTGTAAAAATGGGTTTTTAAATTTCTTCTTAACCCATCTTTCAGCTTTGTCGTACCAAGGGTCTACACCCTCTCCAAACGTTTTTTGAAATTCTATTTTCATTAGTATGAAGATTCCTCCAAAATTTCGTCTCCTACTTTTACATAATTTAATTCATCATTGTATACCCAATGCAATTTACTCCACAGATTTTGAAATTCATCTTCTTCTAGATTCTTAAGAAGAATTCTATCGTTCCAGTAGATGTGATACTTCATTTTTTTCTGTTGTCCCACTTATATAGAAGATATACTGAAAGCGAAGTCCAGAAGATAATTTCTAGTGCATAATTATTATTCATGGTGGTTAATCTCGTTGTCTCCAATCATCAGAACGTTCCTGATGAAACCAGTCTACCACATCTTCTGGTTTAAAGAAACCCCTACGATGATTACTTGAATCGGGGTCTCCTATATTCAAGTTATTCAAAAAAGACTCGTTCGGATTTGTACTCATCCTACGAGCCTTGTTTAACATACCTCTTGCTGAAGTATTTGCTTTTGATAATTTTTGTGCCCATATCATATCATTCATACTTACTTCTGTTCCTGATGCAATGTCTTTGCATATAGCTTCTAACCGAAGACGGTATTGTGTTGATAACATAAACTAATATATCTTATTAGTATTATCTATACGAGTGTATTATGTCAGGTTTTCAGAACCTCCAAGATCTATAGTTGAACCTTTAGATGTAGAAAGTTCGTACATCTTTTCATGTATTGTTTCTTCTTTTTTTGGTACACCATCATGTGGATATGGAATTACAATAGGTTCTTGAAACCAATCATCCAATACTATATCTTGTTTAGGTGTCGTCACTATAGAATCAGGCATCTCTGCATATAGATCATAGCCTGGCACATAAGATTCTGGTTCTTTTCTTGCAATTGATGCCAATGACAATAATCCCTTGAAAGGATTACCAATCTTTCGTATGATATCCATGTTCTTAAATTAATTTACGAATATTTAGTTATTATAACCTGTTTTTATCGTTTTGTCGTCTGCAGATACTGACAATCTATTTGTCAATTCCTGATATTTCTAATGCAGCTTTTGCTATCATTGGATCATCACCACAGTTCTTTATAGCTTCTCTTGTAACTTCTGGTAGTTGTTCTATTCTCTGCATAAACTGTACAAAGGTTGGATTTTGTTTCTCTTCTTCCACTTCTTCTTTAGTAACCATTGCAGTTAGTTTTTCATAATCTACTTCTTTCATTTTTTCTTCCTTTTGTTTTTCTAATTTTTGGCCATCTACGTAATTTCCATAGTTGCCATATTTCAATGTTCCTTCAGTAACTCTTATCAAAGGTTTGTTTGGTTGTGTTTCTGAAGCATAATGAATCATGATCACTGCATCTGGATATATTTTCTTCACTTGTGTCTCTACCTCACCTCTACTTGGAAACTTAGAGCCAGGAAAAAACATTTGAAGATAAAAAATCTTACCTCTCCAACGAAGAGTAACTCGTACGACTTGACCTATTTCGTTGTATCTTTCTACTTTTTCTGTTAGGTTGGTACTCATTGATACAGATAGCGCTTCCTTAGTATTTATTAGTATAAATACTGGCAGCTAAATTATCGTCACATAATGATGAAAAAGTATTTGCCTATATTATTGTTATTAATGACAGGATCAGCAGTTCATGCTGGCGGAATGACTACGAGACATCAATCTAGTATTCAATCAATTCAAACACCAACTATAACACAAACCCAAAGAACTGGTAACTCATATTCAGTTTCTGGAAGCAATGTGAGTACATCATACACATATTGTTCTGCTGGTTGTGACGGAAACAGTCCAACAAACACTACCGTAGCAGGTGGAGTTGGAAGGGTAAGTTATAATACCAATGGTACATCAACCCTGACTGATGTTGCTGCATCTCAAGGAGTGGTTTGTACAGCTGATTGTAGTGGAACTCCAACCTATAGTTCCACTGGTACTTTTAGTTTCGCAAATTCTTACACTCAAGCAGATGTTTCAACTGCAACAGGAACTAATGCAACTGTAACAGCAGGCGCATCAGGTGCTGCAGCAGTCCCAGGCACAATTAATAATGGTCACTCAATTGTTCTTGGTGGTTCTCAAACTTCTGGAACAACAGTTACTGGTCAGTTCATAACTGAAGTAAGTGTATTCAACTAATGATTAATGAAACGGATACTTGTCCTAAGTGTGGTTGTATCTGCCCTTGCGAGTGTGAGGACTGCGATTGCTGTGCCAGTGGTGCCAAATTTTACACAGGGCTCCATGACCAGCAATACGGTAACAAATACCACTGTGACTGAGACCATAAATAGTATGGATTATAATACTGGCTGGCAGTATTCGGTAACGGGCTCAGGAGTAAGTGCAAACGGAAATCTAACACCAACAGGTGCTGGTTCTATTAGCAATACTAATGTTACGTTAGACGGAGTGACTTCAACATGGAATGGATTGAATCTAGAACAAAGACCAAACTTCACAATGACAACAGACGGTGGCGCCTTTCAATTCAGCGAAAGCTATCAAGGGCCTGGCCTCTCAAATCACACAATAATACAGAGAACGACAACTATAAATTCAGTCACAGACACAACTTCAACCTTTACACAATAGCTAAAAAATTATGTTTATTATTTGTTACAACTGCGGTTTCAGTCCCTGCATATGCAGAAACAGTCGGTGGAGTATCCGCAACTGCAAACCCAATTGCAAATAGCTCTGGCTCAGTAACCAATCAAGCTATTCAGGTTCTTCAGGGGCCATATATTACGAATACTTATGGTAACGGCATACAATGTCAAGGCCCGACCATGAATATTACACCATACCTTACGGCCACAGGAAATTTTAAGCGGCCGTTTGAACACACGTACCAAGATCCAGTGTACGACATGTCTGATTTAAATGATGACGGCATATTAGATAATCCAGGCCAGATACTTTACTACGTTCCAACAAGAACAGGACAACAAGAAGTTTATAATTTATCCGCTGGTTTATCAGCAACTTGGTCACGACCATTAGACAAAGAACTACAACAACAATGTAAAGATGCAGCGAATGCTAATATTGCGTTAATGAATCAGACTGTTGCAAATAAAAGATTAGACTTTGAATTAGCAAGACTTAAAAACTGTGGCGAATTAATGAAAGCTGGCGTGGTATTTCATCCCAAATCGCCATACCATGCCGTATGTGCTGATGTCGTTTTGGTGAATCCGCCAGGCACACTACCAGATCACAAACATACAATTACACCTAACCCTTCTTCATCTTCTCAAAATTTAAAGGAGATAACCCTTTCGATTGGCGATATCGATTAGCCTTAATTTCATCACGGGAAGGTCTGTATGGTTTCTTTCCTAGTTTCTTTTGTATTGCAGTAGTTAATTTTTTAATTATAGGTTTTATTATTCTCAACAATAATGGTGTTGCAGCTGCACCCGCTGTAGCTAACACTGCGATTGCCACTGTTGTGGTGGACTGATTGACAGAGGGTAAGAATTTTTCAACAGCAGACGTTGGTTCATACAATGTCACACAGGTTTTACCGTCTGCACTCAGTTCATGACCAGTTACTTTTTCATCACCTGCTTGAGTTAGATCACCAACTCTTAATTGGCCTGGGCCTGGGCAAGGTACTTCTTCATCTGCAGACAGATTTCCAGTGTCAGGAACATCTGGTGTCGGAGGAGTTGGTGGGGGTGGTACATTTGGTACAGGTGCTTCTCTTGTAATAATTAACTGTTCAGGCTCATAATTCATTGCATCATAATATGGCATGGTTGCATCACAAAGAATCATAGCCTTATTAGGATCTTGTTCCACAAGATTCTTATCTTTTGGCAATCCACTCTTATGCATCTGATTATCCTGATGTCCTTTGACACAGCCAGGCATATTAATAACAGGATTACCAATGTAAAGAACTACAGGAGGAACTAAGTGATCAACATTAGGTGTGGAATTCAACCAATTGGGAACATATACATTAGGAACATATACTTCCCTAATACCAATTGTAGGTATAGTCATTAAAAATTAGGAATACCTAATCCAGTGCCTTCAGGAATTGGTGAAACTGGGCCTGTAAAACTAGGCATTGCATCACCTATTGCATCAGGCAACGCACCTCCCACATTACCCATCACAGATTCCATTACTTTACTTTTGACGTTTTCGATAATCGCATCCTTGCGTACGAATACATACCCAACAGTACCAACAACGGTGAGAGAGATAATACCACTTGCAATAGCGATTCCATTTACGAATTTCTGCATGATTTTAAGATTTTTTACTATCAGGAACAATTTTGACAGGGCCTGACTCTATCCTAATGGTTTGAGCAGGCGCAGTTTCTGCTGCCTTGGCAATAAGAAACTCCATATCTTTTTTAGATATGTTAGCACTACCACCATCGGCACCCTTCTTCTTACCACCAGCTTGAACGCCAAATGTAGCTAATACACCTGTGAAAACTGACGCTATGAATGTTGGGTCTAATTTCTGTTCTGGTATTTTAAGTGCTTCTGGTAACTTAACGTATGCAAGAGTTAAAATTCCTCCCGCCCAGACCAACACAGCCAATCTCACGAATGTAGAGAGAATGGCAATTTGTTCTTCTTTGTCATCCGCAGCATCTTTTAATTTACCGAGAAGACCTTTTGGTTTTTCCTCCTTGACTGGAGGAGTTTTACCTTTTACTGGTTCAGTCATCTAACTTTCCCTTTTTTAATAATTTTTGAAGTTCAGCTGTTGATCCTACAAAAAGTGCATTTGTAACATTATTAGGGCCCTTATCTTTAGGTTCCTTAATGTCCTTAACCTTTTTCTGTAGGTCTAATAATTTATCAGTGGCATCAGCCACACTTTTAATTATCTGTCCAGTAACTTCGTAAGCTCTGGCAGATCCACTCTCTTGAGAAATTTCCATGATACCATCAATGGCTTCTTGGCCTTTTTCTATTAGAGAATAGAGTTGACCACGAGTGTATTCATAATCACGATCTAGATCTTCCTTTTCACATTTGATTGGTTTGACAGTATCAATTTCAATAGGATCAGAAGAATCCTTTACTACATCTAACGCATCATCAATATCATCAAATTTCATGATTTATACATCCTTTTGTTGAGATGGAGAATATTGTTTAAAGTCCTCATAGAAAGAAGACATTTCATTAAATCCAAAATCATCACCAGAAGCGATAAGTGCATCATCACCACTTAATGGTAATGTTGCATCTCTAGATCCACTAAGTATATCTATGACAGATCCATCTGCATGATCTGAAACTGTGGTTCCATCTACACCTCTGTATACAGTTAATTC